GAAGGGCGTTGAGCTTATCGAGATACTCGCGCCAGACGGTGAGCGCCTCAGCATAGCCCTTGCCGAAGCCTGGGGCCTCGATCGATGCCCAGCCGTTGCGGCGACAGGTCTCGGCCCAGACCAGCGGTTCCAGCCAGTCCACGCTGTCGATTACCACAGTACGGTACTGGTGATCTTCGTTCAGCAATGCATCCAGCGCGCCAGATACGTCGGTATAACTGGTGGCGAGCGGGAAGTGCGGCGCCTTGAGCATGCCAAGGCCATCCTCGGTCATGATTACGACCGGGGCATCAGCGCCCGCTGCGAAGGTAGTTTTGCCGACGCCATGGACTCCATGCATCAGTATGCGTGGCGGCCGCAGCGTGCTCGACGTCTGCAGGGAGGACAGTGAGATAGCCATCAGCTCGCACTCCTTTCCACCGCCGGCTGCATGCCAGTTGCGCCGGACCGGAAACCGTCCTCTGCATCGCTGACGTAGATGGCCAGCAGCGGTGTGCCGTCGGCGTGGGTTCCGGCTTCTTCGATGTGATACCGGCGCTGAAGCTTGAAGATCTCGGGCAACTCCCAACGGCGGTAGAGGCCGGGGATCCGCTTCAGAGGCTCAGCAGGGATGACGGTTGTGTCGCTCATCAACTGGGACTTCCTGTTTTTAGTTAGACGCTCGGTGCGTCCGAAATTGAAAAGCCAACGGCGCGCACCGAGCGGGACAACAGTTCAGGATTTTTCATCGACCTGAGCGCGAAGACGCTTCAGTGCGCGCTGGAATCGCTTGCGCGCGGCCGGTTCCGACAGGCCAAGCCCCTTGCCGGCCTCAGCCTGGGTGTAACCATCAACAACAACGCGGATGACAAGGTCAGCGTCCTCGCCAATGAGATGGGTTAGCTCCGCCAGAAGCTTGTCTGGAGCCAGATCGGGGTCGGCAAATTCGCAAATGCCGCCGTGCTGATCGAGATCAAACGGGACCTGCAGGTTCTGGCGATTCGCTTCTCGATGATAAGCCCGGCGCACATCGCGTTCGACATTCATCAGGATGGTAGCTGCGATCCAGTTCACCTGGGTGAGGTCAAGGTCCCGGATCGATTGGGTCGCCCGCGCAAGGATTTCAGAGGCGATTTCTTCGGTGTGCCCAAGGCGGCCCGCACGCGATCGGCGGAATATGCCATCAAGCCCCGGCCAGAGTGCAAGCAGCATCAGTGTAAGAGCGCAGTCACCAGAACGACTGTCGCCCTTGGCGGAAACAATCAACCCAGTGAGGATCAGGTTCTTCTGATCCGGAGGGGCTGTGCCGCGGTGAAGATGGTCCAGCATGGCTGCGTGGTCTGCAAACCGGCTCAGCGCCGGATGGCTAGACCTTATGGCACTGAAACCGCGCTGGAAGTTGAGGGTAGAGGACGATTGAACAAGATGTTCGTGGAATTCGTGCCACGAGGAGGACATTTGACGCCAGCCTGACGGCCGGGCGTCGAGCGCCTCCTAGTGGCCAAGTCAGG